TTAAGCGCCTTTAAACCCTTCCGGGATCGCGTAGTTATCATGCTTCAGGCCGTCGCCGGCGAAATCACCCGTCTGGCGGCGTCTTTCTGGTTTCCGGCCCGCAGCTGCTTTGGGCTTAAAAGTGGATTTGATGTAGCCGTACACCTTGTGCATCAGCTGGCCGTTGCGCTGGTATGCCTCTGCGCGGCGCTCTTTGTCTGCTGCTGCTGATCCTGCTGCCAGGCTTTGCAGTGATTCCTGATAAATCCCGAATTTTTTCTCTGGTGCTGGTGGCTCTGGCGCAATCTCTTTCGATTCCGAAATTGCTGACTCACTGTATTGTGTTTCTCTTGTTCTGGAGAGATCTCTTACTTCTTGTTGGTCATTTTGACCAGGGGTAGCCTGTTCATTCTGACCAGGGGTAGCGAGGGTGAAATTTAATTTTGAGAAGGTGTCAGCAACGATTTTCCGGACGAGACTCTGACGCCCCGCAGGCTGAAGATTAGCCGCTTTCAGTTCAGCCAGACTCGCCTGTACAAAAGCCAGTGCTTTGCTGGTGAACGTGTACTTGCTGGGCTTACTCCATTTGTGGTTATTTTTGCAGCGCTGCTCCTCATGAGTGAGGATGCCGAGTTTAACCGCCAGGCGATAAGCGCGCTGTACGGTAGAAACGCTCACGCCTGCTTCTTCTGCCAGGGTGCTGAGGGATTTGATGATCTCGAATCTGGACGTAGAGCACGCCAGATTACACGCGAATTTTAGTACGCGGGTGAGTGACTTAGGGAGAGGTGACAGCTCAATAACGTGGGTGAAATCATACCCGGTAATTCGTACAGGAATTTGCTTATTATCTGAGCGATGCAAGGGAAAAGAGTTGCCGTGATCGCTGTTTTTAGCTACCATAATCTCTACTTACTCCTTGTAAGTATTTATCGTTTTTTTGTTGTACGGCGCAATGCCGTTGTGGCGCTAACCACATAAAGTTGTAGAAAAATCGGCTGTTACCAGCAGGCGATTTTTTTTGTTCTGACCAGGCTTGCCGGCTTGGTCAGAGCGCGGATAATAAACTTGATCCGCTAAAGGATCAAGATTAAGGTTTTTCTTAATTTTAGAGAAACCATAACCGCGCCCTTCACCGGGCGCGGTATCTCCTCTCTAATTTATTTCCCTGTTGTAATCCAGAAAAGCGGTCCTTCTTCTGCAGTCGTACTCTTTTTTTGCGGCAGAGCATGCTGTTTTCCTGCGCCCATAGGCAGTGAAGCAGTTGCTTTTGCTCCGATAGATTTCAGAATGGACGCAACAATCATCGCATCTTCCGGCGTGTCCATCCGGCACAGCGCAGCAGTCTGCTCTTTACTGAAAAACAGCGGCATGTTGGCCAGCGCCTCTTTCATAATTTTACGACGGGACTTTGCCACGTTGCCGGCGCTCTCAATCATCAGGTTGGCGCTGCGCAGCCGATCTTCCAGCTCCAGCCGCTTGCCGTGCTCGATGTGTAGCGCCGATTCCAGCAGTGACGCGTCTCCCGACTCAAACATTGCCGCCTGGCCGCGCATACTTTCAAAGTGCTGAAAAATGTCCGTTGCCTGATTCTCCGAATACCCTTTTTCCACCAGCCCTGAGCAAATCATACTTTCACGATCGCTGGCGGACTCCAGCATTGCTGAGGCGTTATCCAGGCTGATGTAGTTAGGGAAAGTCACGTAATCAAAGCCGTGAAGGCTGTTGACTCTGGAGACCGCGCTATCATCGCCGCCGGTCGCCCATGACCAGCCACCGGCGCGGGAACGGCTCATGCCGTCAACGATGTTGCCCGGATCGGTGTCCAGAATCTCCTGAACGTGGGTGACTACGCCGTTATCGTCTAGGCTCACTTCAAGCGTCCGGTTAGAAGGCACGTTTTCGATCGTCACTGGCTTACCATCCACCATGACAACGGCAAATTCCGGCAGGTTCAGACGTCCGGTTTTCGCGTAGTAGGCGGCGCGTCGTCCGTGGCCGTAGTAGCCGAACATTTCTCCCAGCTGAATACGTTCCTGCGTTTCCGGGCTGCTGAACGTTTCCCGGACCGAGCGCAGCAGGTAGTTGCGATCATTTTGCGGCGTGAAACGACGAATTTTATCAATGAGTGAAAAACGATCCGTTACCGTGCGGAGTGCTTTCATATTGTCCTCATAACTTCAATGGATGCTCCGCAAAGCGGCGGCAGCGCTGGCGGTTGTCAGCGCGGACTGATGGTAGAAAGATTGTAATTTGCGTAGGTAACTTTTCTTGATCCATGCGTGGATCTAATGACCAGTGGATAATTTCACATTAGACATATTGAATTTATCAGTACGGCGGATATAGTGTGTGCGCCGCTGCAAAACAGCGGTCGGGATTGGAACCCTGAAAAAGCATGAGAGCTGGCACATAGTGCCTTCGGCGCTACCACGTCCGGATCATTCCGGGCGTATCTATGGTGGCGTTGGTGGGGCTACCTTCGGGTAGGCCGGTTTTCTTGTGCGCCGGTAGTTCCAACCCTGTCAACGTCACCACCCGGAGATTGGAACCTCCTGTAGTGACGCTTCTTTAAGCACAGGGAGCACACCATGTCTGATATCCCTCGCGCGCCATCCCCTGCAGCGCACACTTTCGCTTATGCCATGTTAACAATCAGTCAGAATAGTGACGCCATTTGCCGCCGTGCAAAGTGGGGCAATACGGCTTCCCACGTTTACATTGAGCCGGATGCAGACTCTGATATGCAGCATGTTTTCATGAATGAAGCCGGGGCGCTGAATTTCTACTGTCCATCGCCTGAAGATATGCTTTCTGCTGACTGGCAGATTATCGCGCTCTGAGCCTGACTGCTGGAGTCAGAAGTTTTTTTAATCAGATGGTCAGACCACACAGCGGATTTTCTTACAGATTGTTGCCACGGTGGATTATCACGGTTGTCTGAAAAAGGCGAAGCGGCAAATATTCTGCGTATAATCCTGCGTTTCAGTCAGAAATACTGAGGGAGTGAGCCCGTGGCGCGAGAGGGGAAATAAAGCACTCAGAAAACGTCTGGTTTTTTTCAGCGAGGGTTTTCCTAATGCTTCCGGATGCCTTTTACCTGTAATTGTAATCGAGGCGGTAAAAATCATACGCTTACAGATGGTGTACCACTAAAAGAGACATTTTAACCCTCTCTGCTGAAGGGCTGGGCATTAATTTAGTCCGTAAAAAGTTCTTCTTTAAATTAAATTAATGATGTTATTTTCTATTAACGCAAATTAGTTAATGTGTTGACGAAGTTAAATAAACATCACGTAGCTTTTGCGGAAACTTTTTACGCGTAAATTTACGCTGAAAATTTTCATATTCAACCTGGAAGTTTTATGCACGCAGCAAGAGGATGAAACATGTACAAGGCTATGAAGTTTTATGTCAGCGACCATTACCCGTCCGGGTTGCTCCTGCACCGCGCAGACTGCCCGCAGCTGCCGTCCATTGAGGAGCGCACCTTTATCGGCAGCTGCTACACGCTGAATCAGGCGCTGACTGTAGCCGGAATACACTTCTCGGGCGTTAAGGTTTGTCCGTTCTGTATTACCAGACCGGATGAAAAAGAAGGGCAGGAAGAATACCTGGTACTTAATACCCCGAAGAAACCTAAAAAACATGCCGAAAAAAAGATATTCAGACCGGTGAAGCATCTGGATAACAGTTAACGGCAGGGCATTAATCATCCCGGAGCGCAGATATATTTTCCTTCAGTTTTTATATCTGCTTTTGATGACGGATTTCATCAAGCCGCACACCCCCTGTGAATTTGTGTGCGGCCTTTTTAGTTTTCCCGGAGATTAACTTTCCGGCCTGACAACATAGCGGGCAAACGCCACCAGCTCCTCATGCGTCCAGCTGGCCGGATCGTCGCTTTCTGGCGCTGACTCGTTCATCATGCTGCCGGCGTCATCCTCCTGCGCATCGGCCTTGTCACGGCTTTTGCTGAACTCCGCCAGCATCTTATCCAGCGTTCCGCCGTCCATTTTCAGCTGATCGCTGAACAGGTAGCGCATGAACGTGTCATTCTCCGCCAGCTTGTTGTTGGCCTGCAGCGCGTCCATGACCTGCACCATGAGCGTAATAAAGTTGGCGCGGGCGTCCATTTCACGGCTTTCTTCTTCCTGAATCGCCGTGTTCATGGAGTTAAACTGTACGACGTAGGGCCGGTCATTCTCCGGATATACCTTGCCGTATTTAAACGCCAGGTGAATATCTATAAGCCGGTAAATCATCTCCTGTGCGCCCTGGCGGAGCCACTGCGCCCGCAGCGCCGCCTGAATGGCCGTCTGAATCCAGCCACCTTCCCCCAGCCCGCCTGCCATCTGATCCGCCCAGCCCAGCATCGTTGAATCAATCCCGAGCGCGGCGCACAGCTGGCGCAGGTGAAACATCACGTCCTCGATGCCGGTAATGTCCGCGGGTATCGACTGCGTATCAATCGTGATCCCGTTTTTACCATCCCCCATAACCGGAATCACATGGTTCATCACGGTAGGCATGGTGTTTCCGTTCACCGCCTTTTTCTGCAGCGCCTCGCCGTGGCGTTTGAGCGTCTGCGATACGGTTCGGGTGTAGTTGGCACCCACAACGGGGTCGAGTGAGTTGGTGGTTAGCGCAATCAGGCGGTCAATTTTGGCGGCGTTGTAGCGCGTGGCCTTCAGCGCATTCAGCGCGCCCGTCAGGTTGAGGAACGGCTCGTAGGCGTGCGCGAGGAAGCTGGTTCCGTAGTTCTGCGTCTCCGCGATTTCCTTATCCTCCTCCTCAGTCAGCAGCGAATAGCCCCGGTTGCCGGATGTGACCGGCTGCACGTTACGCGTGGGTGTCCAGTACGGATTTTTCATGGGTACCAGAGACCACGGCGAGGAAAGCGTGCGCGTATGCGTATCGGGTGACAGCACGTAATCTCCGCCGAAGCCCACCAGCTGATCGCCCTTATAAAACTCCTGCACAAAGTAGGGCAGCGAGTAATAGCTGTTTTCCAGGCTGGTGATCCCGCTGCCGGTCCGGGCATAAGGACGCACGTAGGAGACGCCAAAAATCGCCATAGTCATAGCCAGCGACGGCAAATGTTTATTGATCATCGCCCCCAAATCATCCTGCAGCTCTTTTGCGCGCGCCGCGCCTTCTTTGTCCGACGGGTCAACCGGGGCAATGCAGAACGCCAGCCCGGTCTTTTTGTCCGGCGCGAGCGCGTGGCCAATGTGGATGTTCAGCGCGGCGGAGCAGGTCGGACTGTTAGCCATTTCTTCAAGAATGGCGTAGCGCTGCAGCCGATCCAGCGGCAGCTCTGCGCCGAGGTACAGGCTGTCGCCAGCCGTGGTCATTTCACCTGCCTTACCTTCCTGATACGCCAGTGCTGCCAGCCCGGATCGGGACACCACAACGTTTTGTCCGTTTGTCCACGCAAGTGAATCAGGCGCGTCGGCGGTTGAGCCTCTGAATGCCTGCCTGAGTGCGCCGAGTACAGAAAGCGCTTTGTTTCTTTTAGCCAATGTATAGTGTCCTTTTTACAAACCCTTAGAATTTATATAACCATAACCGCTTTATGCAATTCGGGGAAAATTCACACAGTGGAAAAAAGAGAAAACAGGGCGGTCCAGGAAGCAGGGTCCGTTGAGGACTTGATCCGCTTGGTCATGCGCCTGCACAAACAGCGAACGGTTGTGGCGTTTGGCGTGACAAAACGGGAAGGGGTGAGCCTGCAGCGCGAACGCCGCGCCGCTAATGATAATGCGGTCAGCCTGCTTAACTCGCTGCCGGCGGGTTTTGACGGGAACAAACTCACCGATGAACAGCGCCGGATTCTGGCCGGGTACAGCGGTGAGGGCGGTCTGGAGGGCGGCGGCGGCAGTCAGTACGAATACTACACCCCGCCGTTTATGGCGGAGGGAATATGGGATCTGTTTGCGGACTACGGCATTACCGGCGGTCACATGCTGGAACCGTCCGCCGGTACGGGCGTTTTTCAGGAAACCAAGCCCGCTGGCGCAATGATGACGTCTGCGGAGATCTCCGACACGTCAGGACGCATTAACCAGCTGCTGCACCCGGAAGATGATGTGCGCATGGGCGCGTTTGAGAAGCTGGCCGCGTCGGTACCGGACAACAGCTATGACCACGCCGTTGGCAACGTGCCGTTTGGCGACTCGCGCACGGGCTTTGTCGAGCTCGATCCGGCCTACCGGGATGAAACCAACGTCGGGCATTACTTCGTGATGCGCACCATCGACAAGGTGAAATACGGCGGGCTGGTGGTGCTGGTGGTGCCAAACGGCATGACCGATGGCGGCGGCGCTAACAAAAAGCTGCGCGATCGCGTCTCTCGTGTGGCGGAGTTCCTGGGCGCACACCGCATGCCGTCCGGCACGTTTGCCGAGAGCGGTACCGCAACGGTAGTGGATGTGTGGGTGCTGCGAAAGCACACCGAGGCGCTGACGCAGCTGGTGCATGACAGCGATGAACAGTCACTTGAGGCGGCAAGCGTATTGTGGCCAACGTTTATCCGGGGCAAGTGGTTTGAAACCGAGGGGCGGCGCTTCGTTCACGGCGAAACCGAGCGATCTGACTTCAATAACATCCTGGTGGTCAAAAAAGATGGCCAGCTGACCAATGCGGCCATGAAAGCCGCGCTGTCGCGCCGCTTTGACAGCCGTATTGACTGGGATCGGCTGGGTACGCCTGCTGCCGTGTGGCAGTCGCCGGTAGAGGGTGATAAGCGGCTGATGGCCGGCGTCTGGCACACCTACGACGGTACGCGGTTTATTAAAGATTCCACCACGGCATCGAGCGGGATCGACGCGAAGCGGTTCGGTGCCGCCACGTTTGGCGACCTGCAGACGAAAACGCGCACGATTAACGGCATGCTTTCGCTGGACAGCCGCGCCCTGTACGCGGCCAGCGTGGAATACCCGCAGCTGTTTGACGATCGCATTCACGCGGCCATTCGCTTTGCGATGCAGCAGAAGCCGGGGCATCGCTGGCGTGTGATGCGCGCATCAATCATCGGCCTGCGCATCAACGACGCGCTCGATACGCAGATGCTGGGCGGCGACGCCAGCGGCATTATTGCTGACGCCGCGCGCCTGGTGAGTGAGGAAGTCGGGCAGTACGGCACGCCGAAAGGCCTGAAGCTGGCCGGTCTCTCTGATGCGAGCGCCAAAGGCTGGCTGAGTTTTCAGGCCAACGTCAGCCGCGAGGGGGATTTGTCCGCGCTGCTGAGCGGGACCATTGACCGCAGCGAGGCGGTGGCGGTGGACTTTGCCAGCCCGGAGCAGGTGGTATCGCACCTTTTCAGCGACGTGGATCTGGTACCGGTGGCGCTGGCCGCTTTCCGCGCCGCGTTTAAAGGCGAGCTGCCGGAAGATGACGAGGCGCTGCTGGCGCACCTGGCGACCTTCCCGGAGATTGCGCTCGACGGTAACGGCAACATTATGCCGCTGGCGCGCGCCACAACCGGCAACGTGCGCGGCAAGGTGTCCCGTCTGGCGGCGCTGATTAACGACGCGCCGGACGGGCCGGTTAAGGCTAACTACGTCCGCCAGCTGGAAACGATCAACGAGAAGCGCAACCACACGCCGATTGAAGATATTACGGTCAACCTTAACGCCCGCTGGCTGGATCGCCGGCTGATTAAAGAGTTCCTGATTGACCAGGGCTTTGACGACTTCAAGTACACGCAGGATCTGGAAAACGAAAACGGCTACCTGACCGCAGAGGACAACTACGCGGGGAAGGACGGCGTATTTTCCGGCTATCAGGTGCGCTCCGTCACCGGCAAAGGTGGCGTGACTGAATTTAAGCGCGCCAGCTACAAAGACGGCTTCTACAACCAGCTGGAAAACTACCTGAACGGCGTGAAGCCGCGCGGCGTGAACGCTAACGTCTATCTGAAGCGCATCAGCGGCCTGGAGGCGCAGTTTAACCACTGGCTGCGCACGCATCCGGACGTTGAATCGGTTGTCAGCGACTACAACGACGCGTTTAACGGCTACGTGCCGTTTGAGCATTCGTCCTCGTCCCTGCTGCTGCAGCAGATCAGCGGCAAGCGCATTCCGCTGAGCTACCAGAACGCCGAAGTGCGCCGCCTGTCGGAAGATGGCCGGGGCATTATGGGATTCGGTACCGGGCTGGGTAAAACCACAACCGCGCTGGCGCTGGAGGCCTATAACTACGAGGTGGGGCGCAGCAAGCGTACCGTGTACGTCGTGCCTAAAGCCGTGCTGCAGAACTGGTATCACGAAGCCCACGGTTTCTACAGCGCCGAGGCGTTTGAGAAAATCCTGTTTGTTGGCCTGGACGAAGTGCGCGGCGATGATGGCCAGATCATGCAGGCGCCGGAGCGCGACGAAAACAACGAGCCTAAGCTGGACAAAGATGGCCAGCCGGTCATGCGCAACGTGGTAAAAGAGTCCGCTGCCGCGACCGTGCTTGAGCGCATGAACATGATCCCGGTCTCCAACTACCGCGCCGTGGTGATGACCAAAGAGCAGTTTGGCGATATCCCGATGCGCCCGGAGACGATTGAAGAAAACTCCAGCCAAGCAGTCTTTAACCAGATTGAGAATGGCCGCACGGATCTGATGAAGTCCACGCACCGCGCCGCCACGTCCCGCAACAAACTCCGCGATAAAGCCGCCGATACCGGCACTAAGAAAAAGAGCCAGATCCCCTACTTTGAAGATATGCACTTTGACAGCGTAATCGCAGACGAAGGCCATAACTACCGCAACTCGCACAGCGCCGGCCGTGAAGCTGGCCAGCTGGCTTACCTGCCTAATCCGTCCGTCTCCAAAACAGCCCGAGATATGGCCGTGAAAAGCCAGTACATGATGAAAAAGTACAACGGGCGCGGGGTGGTGATGCTGACCGCAACGCCGCTGGTTAACTCTCCGATCGACGCATTCAACATGCTCTCCCACGTTGTGTCGCTGGAAGAGTGGAAGGCGATGGGGATTCTGACGCCGGATGACTTTGTGCGGGTGTTCGGGGAAACCGACACCGTAACCGTGCAGAAAATTTCCGGCGAGCTCGAGGATAAGCAGGGGCTGGTGGGCTTTAAAAACCTTGATGGCCTGCGCGGCATCTTCCACCGCTGGACGACGCTTAAATCTGCTGCTGACGTGAAAGACAGCGTGAAAATCCCCGGTCTGGACGAGAAAACCGTGGGCGTGCCGATGACGCGCGATCAACAGGCGCTCTATGAGGAGCTGCGCGTGCGCGCCAGCCGCATCGGGCAGAAAGAGAGCGTGCAGGATAACGGCGACGGCACCGTGTCCATCGTGCAGAACGATGATGACTTCATTTTCTCCGTGATCCGCGACATGGATAAGGTGGTGATTGACCCGGATCTGTATCGCTCCGCTATCACGTTCCGCTTCCGTGAAGAGGATCTTGAAAAGGTGAAGCAGGTTGCACGCGCGCTCCCGGGCGAAGCGGGCGGCGTGCTGCTGGCGGGCGACGAGGAGGAAGTGGCGGAGGACGCAGAGAGTGGCCTGACCGACACGCGCACCAGCAAGGTTGTCAAAACCACGCTGAAGAACCGCGGGGGCGTCGTGGAGCTGGTGGTAAGCGACACGCTGGAGCAGCAGGTGCTGGACGCGATCGCTGCCGCCGGCATTGATATGCAGCACGTCTCGCACCCGGTCCCGCCGAAGTACGCCGCGCTGATAGAAAACCTTAAAGCTGGCCTGTCGGACGGTAAGCAGATCATCTTCATGGATGAAAAGACGCAGCACAATAAACTGCGCCGCATCATCGCAAGTGCCCTGGGCCTGCAGGAGCAGCAGATAGGCATCATCAACGCCACAACGGTAGCGAAAGCATCCGGCGTGAAGGTGAAGCCCGTGAAGAAGCCGGTGGAGCCGGTGGAGAAAGCGGACGGCAGCTTTAAGGAGGGCGCGTGGGATAAGTACTATCAGGAGCTGGCGCGCTATGAGGACTATCAGGCCGCGCTGAATGACGCCTCGCTTGCCGGGATGGAGGGGATCGCCGCCGACTACAACGAAGGCCGCACGCCAATCATCATCTGCAACAAAAAAGCCGAAGTGGGGATCAACCTGCACAAAGGCACCGCTGACACGCACCATCTTACGCTGCCCTGGACGCCGGCCAGTATTGACCAGCGCAACGGGCGCGGCGCCCGCGTAGGCTCCGAGCGCGACAGCATGCGCGTGCATTACTACTGCGGCAAGGGTTCGTTTGACGAGTTCCGCCTGGAGACGCTGCAGCGCAAGAAAAACTGGATCAACGACGTCATGAAGTCCGACGTGTCCAGCATGAAGAATGGCGATGTGGAATCCAAAGAGGAGCAGAGCCTGCTGCTGGCCGCAAACCCGGAAGAACGCCGCGCGCGCGTGGACGCACAGCTGAAGGCAAAACGCGAAGCGGAGCGCCAGCAGGCCGAGCGCGAAGCCGCCGCCGCGCTGGATATCTACCTGAAAGCGAGCGTTGCCGCTGCCACGCCGACAGAGGTACTGGAAGCGAATATCACTGACCTGTCAGCCGCTTTTGACGAAATCAACGGCAGCATTGACGGGCTGCGTGCAGACGTCACAGACGCCGAAACGGCTTATAACATTGAGCTCGAAAGAGACGGCAAGCGGTCTGCGGACAACTGGCGCGGGCAGGACCGCCGCAACGCGCGTGCGGCACTTAAAGAAGGCCTGGCGAAGCAGAAGAAGCTGGAGCAGGAGCTGAACGGCGCACGCAAGGCGCTGACGCGCTCTAAAAGCGCCGCCAGCACCATTAAGCGCTCACGCGGTGAGGTTGAGCGTGCCATTCTGTCCGGCGCGCTGGAAGTCGATCCTGACGTGCTGCGTGCGCCAGAGCAGTACATGAAGCTGGCCGGCGGGCAGCTGGTGCGCATCGGAGCGTGCTATGAAATCTGGATGGATGACGATAAGCAGGAAAAGGGCGTATTCCAGATCCGTAAATTCTTCCCGGAGAAAGGCACGGTTGAGGTTGAGCTGATCCACAAGCCGCTTCGCTGTTATACCAGGCCGGACATTGGCGGATTCGCGGAAATGCCGGCGGATCTGGTTGGCGATCGCGTGGAAATCACGACTGACCAGGCGAAAGCGTTGCAGAAGGCGGCAAAAGGTATCGATCCGGTATCGCTGGCCGACACGCTGAGCCGCGTGGACTTCTACGCCGCCATTCGCGCCGGCGTGATGAACGTGAAGGCGGACGCCTGGATGTACCGCGACGCAGCCGGCGAGCTGAAGCATGAATATATTCACGCGGGCATTACCGTCCGGGACAGCATTAAAGCGGAGGACTGGCTCTATCCGGATCACGGCGACGAGCAGCTGAAGCGCGAGCTGTATCAGTACAGCCTGACCAGAAACCTGTATTCAGTGCAGGCCGTATTTAAGGCTGTATTTGGCGGTAACTACAACACGGCAATGCAGGGCTACGGCGAACAGGCGGGCATGGAGGACGTCGTTAAGGTGTTCAGCCAGCTGGTAGCGGAATTTGAGGCAGGCGACGCACAGGGGCGCAAAGTGACCGGCGCAACGGACGCTGAGGCAAAGGCTTACTTCTTAGGCACCAGCCAGGACAGTTATTTCTGGAGCAACAGCATCAGCATCCGTCAGTTCCGTAATGCCATGTCGGGCTTTTCCAACAGCAACGAGTACGAGGCGATGTTTAACCAGCTGCGTAACGAGATGGGGCAAAGCAAGGTTAAAGCCGTCAGGGCGCTGGCTGATCAGTACGCCGCTGCAGCGCTGCAGCAGTTCCGCCAGTACACCCCGGAAAGCATCCAGGCGACCATTGCCACGGTGCTGGATAAAACGCGCCACGAAGCGATGGGCGATATTGATAACGCGGCCAACGTTACCGAGTCGCCTGCGGCACAGTTCCTGCGCGCCAGCGTGGCGCTGGGCGATCTCAGCGAATCAGAGGTGACGGCTGAAACCTTCCTGTCCTCCCGGACGGTCAAGGCGCTGGTGGGCGGTCTTTATACCTTCCTGGAGCAGATGGAAGAGGGCGGATATCGGGATCATGCGCCGACGTGGACGGACTACAAAGCGCTGTTGACCGGCAAACTCTCGCCTGAAGAACTGGCTGCGCGCCGCGCGTCAGCGAACCTTGCGGCCACCACAGCGGCAACCGCCGTGCGAGCTGAGCAGTCGCAGAAACAGGCGTCCGGCTTCCAGGTGCTGAAAAACGAGCTGGAGCTGGTGGCCTCGCGCAAGTGGAAGAACCGCACCTTTAAAATCGACTTCCCGGCCGGCGGCGCTTACGTGCTGACGGACACCAGCGATAAGCCGGTGCTCAAGCGCAAAGCGGTGCGCGACCTGATGAAAGAGAAGTACGGTGCGAAATTCTGGAACTTTGAAGCCGATCCGGTAGCCGGAAACGAGTTCACACAGCCTGCATGGCTTATCCCTTCCTCACACGATCTCGATGCGCTGCGCGCAGATATCGAAAACGCATAACACAGGAGCGGCCCGAAAGGGCCGTCACACATGACGACACTGATTGATACCATTAAGCCAACCGAGACCTACATAGAAAGCCTGCTGCCGCTTGCCCTGGACGGGCGTACCGAAGAGGCGTTTGTCGCATACTACCTGGAAAACGTTGTGAAGCGCGTCAGCAGTACGCGCTTTGCGTATCGCGCGTTTGGCCCGTGGTGGCCTGCAATCAAGCTACTTTTACTGGAAAGTGCTATTACTAAATTCGGGCAGGTAGTCGAAAGCGACGTTGCCGAAATATACTCGCTCTCCCGGCCAGCCCTGACGGTAGTAGCAGCGCACCTGTACGCTGACGAGCGCACGGAGAATGACGCGGTATACAGTGCGAACCACCTGCTGCCCGTTATGTTATCAGCGGACGATACGGAGCCGTATTTATACGTCAGCTATGACGAGTCCATAGAAAAACGAAGACTTTAGGAGACACCGTGGCACGAGAAAATAAATATTTAAAACTGGAGGAATTAGAGGCCTACGCCAGTGCTGCCGGTGCAGAGCTGCAGTTTTATCACCCGAGCGGGGTATTTACGTTGCGCGATCGCCAGGATGAAAAGCGATGGGTATGGGTGCTTAATCCGTATACAAAATACCGGATAGAAAGAATACGCCATCTGGATAAAGCCAGCTGGCTGATCGCCCTGGACGATGCGTTAAAACGCCTTAAAGAAGAGGCTGAGGCCGCGCCACAGCTGAAAAGTGACAAAAACTTTTGATATTTGTTGACTGAAAACTATAAACAGCTTAGATTTTGCATATCCGCTCAGGCGGTAAGCATGAAAAAAGCCCGACCAGATGGCCGGGCTTTTTTTTTACCTGCAGAGACTGTGTTTGGCGACGTCATCTCTGCACATAACGAAGAGAATATAGCATGAAAAATTTTGCACAGCGTGACTTTGTTAATACCACTTCAATCAAAGGAAATGACGTCAACACTGACGCTATTGCTAATACGATCGGCAAATTCCTCACGCTTTGTTTCAGCACATTTGGCATTGTCTGCTGCCTCATGCTGATGTGGATGGCACACCAGTAATGTGATAAAGGCCTGTAATCATTATCTTTGAAAGATGCCAATTACAGGCTTGTTTTTTCCCGTTCTAGCGTTAAAAATACCCCCCGACGCAAATCCATCTTTTAGAATACTTAATCATCGGCTGACATTTCCGGATATGCGCTTCAGTGAAGAGTGGTTTCACTCCTACAAGAAAAAACCTAAAACACGCAGTAAACCAGCAGATAAATCTGAGGGTGTCGCATCGGTAAAATCCGTCAAAGCGTCCGCCTGGTTAACCGCACTGACAGAAGTATCGGTTCACGCAAAAGCGTTAGCCGCACTCGTTAAAAACCCCGGCCTGCTGGCAGGCAAAAAAGAGCATTACGACCAGGTTCGTATTTTTGACCATTTTCACCGCATTAACAGGGTTATTTATGATCACCTGTACGCCGTACCCAACGGAGGATTCCGCCTAAAAAAAACCGCTGCAGCGATTGAGGCAGAAGGGGCAAAGCGTGGCGTTCCTGATATGTGTCTGGAAATGCCATCTGGTGTCTATCACGGTATGCGAATAGAGCAAAAACACGGTAAGCGCATGCCTTCTGAGAAGCAGATAGAGTGGATGCAGCGCCTCAAAGCACAGGGCTTTTACGTCCTTTTATCATTTTCACCGGAAGAGACGATCAGGGTGATAGAGCAGTACGCAGCACTTGAAGCAGGCGGAGTAATGCCCGCGCACGAAAACGACGGATTCTGGAGAGAATAAGTGCTTTTTGACGCGGACTTTTTTTCCGGATGCCCCACGTTTGAACACTATGCGCGACGCGCTAAGACGCGCAGCAACTTAGGGCTGGGGCTTGCAGTATTTGCCGAACTGGCACTGGAAACAGGCATGTTCGGGGTACCGAAAAAGGAACTCATGGCGCGATGCGGCATGAGCAATCGCCAGCTGAACTACTACGGTGGCGTTAAAGGTATCGGCTATATCTTACGAAAATCATTTACAGAAGGACGAGCACGCATGACGGTGGCACAGATCGAAGGTTTGGGGAAAATTGGTATCGGTGCCATTGCGTGCTGTCACAGTCAGGCCTTGCTTCAGATGAAAGAAGATCCCGAACTACTGATGCGCCGCGAGGCTTGGCCAGCGGGGTTTTTCGTGTCACTGGAGCAGGAACATGAAGGCGACGACGTGCTGCGGCTGACTCGCCCTGACGGCGGTGAAGAAATTCACTGCCTGAGCGTGGATGATATGCGTGTTCATGACTGGGTGGCCATTCAGTGATCGGGCGTAATACACAGCTCCACTACCATTCGATCTGCTATATGGGTGATAACGGTAAGATGCGCTCCGGCGTGGTACAGCTTGTATCACGTCAGGTTACGCGCCCGACATTGCAGGACGTGCGCCTGCAGCTGGGCTTTGATGAAAACGCCGTTCTGGTGTCGCACAGTTACCTGGGGCGTATGTCGCAGGCAGAGTATGAAAGCGGAGAGATCAAAGCGCCGTCCGTGCTGCTGCATATGCTGATGATGGCCGTTGCTGTAGCAGGCGTGCTGGTGGCGCTCAAACTGATGTAATTCCTGCTGGTGGCAGGGCGTTCTGCTTGCCACCGTTTTAGCCCTTCTGATTTTATAAATAAAATCTAAGAAAATTCTTAGACAGTGGTCAATTTCGGGTTATCATCTGCCGCAAATTTACAGCGGATCTGAAACCACTCATGACTTCTCAAAATGTTCTCCAGCAGCTGCAGCAACTTCCTGAATGCCCCGTTGACGATGAAGTACTTCATCAGACGTTTGTAACGGCCTATGGCCAACTGAGTTCTATGCGCAAGCGCCTGAAACTCGACGATCTCGAAAAACGCCTGCTGGATAACTGCCTGTCCGCGCTGGAGCAGGTGCAGATTGATATCAACCTGCGCCTTAACCACGAAGCTGATACCTACAACGTGCTGGCAGAGGCGCTGGAGCACGTACAGCAGGAGCTGGACGGGCATTCCGTGCTGGCCGCAGAGATAGCTCAGATTCGCCTTGAGGCGAAGAACGCCGTTGATGAAGCCATTCAGGAAGCCCGCATTCGTGAAGGAGAGGCCGAAAATCGCGCTATCAACGCTGAAAACGCCCGCGATCGCAGTGCAGATGCGCTGGTCACTGCTCAGCTGGCGCTGACCACTCTAAATCAGGAATTTGCACACTACCGCCGCAAGAATCCTGAACGCCTGGCGGCAGATCTGCAGGAGCGCGACAAAACCATTTCTCAGCACCGCGCAGACCGCAAAAAGCAGAGCGCGCTGGTTCAGGAGCTGCAGCAGAAACTGAACATTGCAGATAAAGAGGTAGGTAAAGAGCGCCGCATGCGGGCTGAAACAGCCAATGAGCTGATTAAACTGACGGCTCTGCATAACAATCTCAAAGAGCGCGTGGAGTTTCACGACGGGCAGGAAGATGTGGCGCAATTCCTCCTGCAGCTGCCGGACGGCAGTGGCGACGTGGGCTGCTATATCTACAATTACCACTTCGGGCTCAGTGTATTTCACGGCATCCGTGACGTGTCCATTGAGACGGCAAATTTCCACTATCAGATCCGCACGGCGATGATGCTGGCAATGGATGTAGTGCCGGGTATATGGGGTAATCCGGTATTCCGCATCCTGCCTGATTTACTCCCTATGTGGGACACGGCCATCAACGATGAACTGCATGAGCGCATCATGACCCGCCTGGCGCTGGACTTCCCGCGACTCCACAAGCGCATCACTGACGGTAAGGCCGCGCCGGTCTCCGAGCTGGCTATCCCTGCGCGTGCGCTTAACGCGCTGGTTAAAGCCGGTTATGACACCGTGGCAGCGGTGGGCGGTGAGCTGCCGCCGGAACTGGCGAAGGTCAAAGGGCTAAGTGAGGCCACGGTAGACGAGATCCGCGCTGCGGTTAACAGCTGGTGCATCACTTGGGCAAAATCCAATGGTGATATTGAACCTATCAAAAATAACAACCTGAAACGTCGCTAACCTGACGTAATTACCCGTCGCTAATAAATATGAAAATCTAAGAAATGCCTTAGTTTTTCATTGATTCGGATCTCCTCATTGTGTACATTCCTACCCGCTGGCAACGCCCATAATCGTTGAAAGTTATCTGAATTGATATTTCGCGGATTAAGCATTAACCCATTGTTTAATCCGCAATTTTTTACAGCGCAAAGCTCATTTTCGAGTGATTTTTGCGCTGTATGAGGTGGCTTTATGCCCGATAGTTTTCGGGCTTTTTTTTCAGGTTTAACCGTGAGTGCATGATGTGTGCTCACGGCTGAATCGGAGAGAGGATTCAGCAGCGAGGCAGACGCAATGCAAATCTGGCAGGGGTGGTTCCTTCCCTGTTGTTTATGCAAGCGGACAGGTTGACCAGATGCCTAAGTGTCCGCGCCGGGTATGCACCGGCACCAATTCAGCAGGCTTAGCTCAGTCGGTAGAGTGTTTCATTGTCGGCGGTTCGATTCCGCCAGCCTGCATCAGTTCGTAACAGGCCGCTCCCGGTTATTACCTTTTCCAGGCGTGTTATGAGTAGGGTGAACGGCATGTAGCCCCTCCTGTCACGGCAGTGAACGCGGTTTTGGACTACCCCGCGCATAGAACGCCCCGTGAGGCTTAAACAAGTTCCCGCCTGATCCCCGTAAGGGATCGCCATTTGTGAGCGTGCTGGCATCCTCTTGCTGCCTGGCGACGGGTGTAACTGCCTCTGACAGCACGCTCACAAATGGGGGAATGCGGCTATGCGCACGCGGGGCGGAACAATGAAGGCTCCTATAGACCCCGTCCGTAGGTTCCGTATCGGGCAGCTGGAGGCACCAGCCCCCCATGCACTACACGTCAACACCAGGCGACGCGCTGCTTACCGGCTGATTTGGCTGGTGGCAGGGCAAGGTCAGCGGCAGACCTAAAAAAAGTTCGTGGCAGCTGGGAAAGACCAGCACGCAACGGTGAGAGCACTGGGCGGAGACTGGCAAAGGCTCCGTTATCCGGGCAGGGGGTCAGTGCTCTCAGCCGTTGTGGTGATTGCTTTAACACACCGTAGGAGTTGTGGAGTCAATCCACGGGGCGAAAGCCCTGCCGGCGAATCGACGCCGGCGGTCAGCGATGGGCTGCGAAGGCAAAGCGGGTTTCACTCCCGCCTCATTGAACAATCGCGCTAACGGAAACCGATCACAGCAACCCGTTTATGGTGATGTAGCTCAGGGGAATGAGCGTCCGGCTTTAACTCAGGAGTACGGAAGGTCGCTGGTTCAAATCCAGCCGTCACTGCCAGTTTCAGTACAGACCAGTTGCATTGGAGCCAGCGCCCCCTGCTGGTGGTCGAAAGTGGGTCACTTGGGATATGTGAGTGCGGAGTCTGGCTTTTAATTCCTTTGAAGCTAACAGGTTATCCGGTCAACACGTAATGTCATCCAGCCATACTTCTGTCATCTTCCGGTTGAGCGCCGGGGCGAGTAGTTCTGACAGCTGGAAGAGACAGCATCCCTAACAGACAGGACACGATATGCCGTTTTTAGCGTTTGCCGCAGAGCATCCAGCCCTCACCATCATTTACACGCTGGTGGTCATTTACGGCTTTGAAACGGTTATCAAAGTCTGTCGCAGCGACGCGAAGAAAAAGCGCCGCAAATAGCACGACACCCCAACAGGAAAGCGTATTAGCCGCTCAGTGCTCTTTCCGTTGTGGTGCATTCGCAGTTGCTGCTGCGATCGCAAGACTGGCCCCCGCTTCATCAATCGCAACGCATAGGGGTTTAAGCCGCCAGTAACCGAGTTGACCAGTCGCTTGAGAGGTTACTTGCCGGGTATGGCACCGGCCACCACCAACGCATAACAGATACGCATGCATAAGCGCTGACAAGAAAATTGAGGCATGATTAGAGCAATTCAGTCAGCTAATCAGGGTTTAAGCAGTATGGACACCAGCATGTACACCAAAACAGTCAGAACGATGCAGTTTGTCATGTTTCATCTGCTGCTGAATGCCGGATTGTTTGCCGGTCATAAATGGCTGATCGCGCAGCTGGTGGCCAGCTGATACAGGCCAACAGGTAAGAGCGCCGGCAGACGGGCTTTTATCGTTGTGTTGTAGCTCAGCGGCAGCAGCGTTCGCTCTTTTACTCGGCCTGCAGGGCGGTGAAAGGGACAAGCGAAAGGTCGCCGGTTCAAATCCGGCCAGCACAATGCCTACATAGCCATCCGGCCAGCCGCCGGGACAGGCCTCAGAACATCCCCGTGCGCACCCGGCGCCGGAATTAATCAGGTGAATTTTAATCACCGGCAATCGCCGGGGATTCTGCACGCCTGCACGACAGAGAGAGAGCATGAAAAAGATCGCACTGATGGGCGCATTAATGGGAAGTCTCACTTGGCTGGCGCGCCGGCCGCCAACCGTTCCCGTGCTGCGGGTCAGGTCGCTGCAGCTGCCGGACCGCCCGCAGCTGACCGCCGAGGAAGGAATACAGCGGCTGGCCACCAGCATGGAAGAAGCGCATCAGCACCGTGAACGTGAACGGCAGGCCGCGCAGAAGCGCAGACAGAGCTCCCACAAGCGCAAAAGCAAACGGGGTTACTAAACGATGAACGATCAACAAATAAACGGATTGATTGGCATGATTGCCGGCGCTGCAGGCAACTATACCGGCGACTATATGGCGCTGCTGAACGTTCTGGAGCACCTGGGCTTTGTGGTAACGCACCAGTCACAGACCGCAACTGACTGGTCAGCCACGGTGAGCAAAGGCGCACTGACCATGACCGCCCGCGGGGAATCGCTTAATCACGCTACCTGTCTGGCCATGCTGCAACTGAACGATCTGATCCTGCGCAACGAACAGCTGATTGACGAAGGCATGCTGAGATTCAGAGAAGAGGGCGCGCCTATGGCCGTCGCGCATGTGTGGCTCTCTGACGGCGCAAAAGTGGCACGTAAAGCGTGGGGAGAGGGAACGCATCTGCGCCTCAACAGAGGCACCACACGGCACCCGCTGAACGGCACTGATATGTACGGCGTGCCGGCGCGATTCTTCGACCACGATCCGCAGGCGTCCGTAACGCGTATGCCTCAGTTCGTTCTGACCAATACCGAGCAGCTGACAACGGCTGACTGGACGCCCGTAACCGCCGATCTGCTGGCAAGCGACTGGAGACTGATTTAATGGAAACGCTAAAACTAAAAGGGCTGGAGCTGCTGGGCTGGCGTGCGGATCACTGCAAAGTCACATCGGTGGCATGCCGCAATAAGTCACTGCCTACAGGTGAGAAGCAGTCAGTAATGCTGGTGGAAGGGACCGTAGTGTTTGAGCTCAAGAAAGGGTGTGGCGTGCGCTTTACCTGGCAGGCTCAGCAGCAGATAGGCATGTACGGGGCAACGGGCAAGTTTGATTACAGCGTGAATATGAGTAAGTCAGGCACGACAGAAGGATTACGGTTTGAGGATGAAGCCGGGGAACCGTTACCGGATAACCTTTACAGCCAGGTAGTCCACCGCTTAGCCCGTGACACTGTAACCAACTGGTCGAACACTGTCAGCCATCTGCTGAAAAGCCACCGCTGACAGCTATATCAAAAGTATATATCCAGTTTGACCAATCTATATACTTTTGATATCTTAACCTCAGAAACAAGCACCGTGAAAACTGTAAATCGTAAAGTCGAAAATCGTAAAGTGAAAAGCCGAAAACTGTAAACCTGAAAACCTAAATTATTGAAATTGTGAAAATTATACTATGAGAAACTATATGACAAAGGCTAACAGATACCCTCTAGAGCACATGGTTAAAAGGCGATCGTCCATAAGGGCTAACAGCACTGCAATGCTAGCGCCCTTTCAAATCAGGGTTGTCGATGCAGAAATAGCACCGGCAGTACCTGCCAATAAGATATAAGTCCGGCGCAACGCCTGGCTGTCTAAGCGTGATAACGGCCTCAAGAGTGTTTTTATCTCTTTTCCCTTTTGAGCAAGCTGCCCGCTTAATGATCTAAAAGATATCGGAGTAACACAATGCAAAATAATACTGAAAAACAAGCACATGGCTTTTTGTTCAGATTAAAACGTCAGGACACACCTACCGGCGTCAGCGAGGACACAATGAATTTGCTGATGAATGGGTTAGGCCTGAGCCAAACCGAAGTTGCACATCTCGCGCTGCGAACGCTGGCGGATAATTTCCTGCCAACCTATCAGCCTGACGATGAGCAGCTAACACCAGCTCAAATCCAGATTATCCGCGAAGCCAGTAAGGCCAGCGATATACCGGAGGAGAGATTTGTAAATAGCCTGTTCTAATGGAGATAACATGGCAGCTAATAACAATCAAAGCTCTACCAGTAACCCTTTTCACCCACTGGCAACGCCTGGTTCGATCGTATGGTGTAAGTTCCCAAACCATAATCTGCCAGGCGTACCGGGAAAGCTCCGGCCAGCATTGGTGTTGAAAAACAGCCCTGAAGATCACGCTGTCATTGTTGCATACGGAACCACCAAAACGGATAAGTGCTATCCGGGTGAGTTTATCATCACGGCAAACGATCCCGATTTTGCTATCACCGGACTGCAGTTCGATACTAAGTTCGATTTGGCTAACACAGTACAACTATTCTATACCACTGAATGGTTTGCCCGTGCTCCGGCACCCAAGACCAAAATCCCGCAGCCGTTAAACCCTGCTATGGGTGCGCTGACGCCGACGGCCATGAAAGATGCCCGCCAGGCAAACGAAGATCTCCAAAAGAAGCATGCTAAAACCGCTCCAAAGAAGAAGTAGAAAGTTAAGCCCCCTAATGGGGGCGCTTTCTTACCCGCCTGTTGCTGCATCCTACATCCTCTGAAAACACTCGCAATTCTAAAACACTCCTTCCAGATATCACGCGTATTAGCGCTAATCCTTCATTAAATCATGGCACTGATTAAGGCAGTAATTATGCCGCCGTAAGGGAATGCAGAGCCAAAGTCATTCTGTAATGCTGCACCACCAGCCAGTAAAGGTATCTGTAAATCCGAGTGAGATTGCTCCTGAAAACACGCCAGCCCTGTCAAAAAATCCAAAATCGACGACGTTAAGACTTGTGCGGATTAGACAAACCTTAGAATAGCGTGTTTTTAATTCAACCGGAGCGCTACATGGACAAAAAGGTAAGCAGTATTGAGATAGCCGATCTGTTAATTCGTCGTCGCTGCTATATGACGGTTGCAGAAGTAACCAGGCTGGTGGAAACAGAATACCCGCATTTAACAGTAAACCCCGGTATCGTCTCTAATATCCTGCGCTCCTTTGTCCGCTCTCCTTTTGCGCAATGCCGGGTACATCCTGAAGCCTATCCCCGTAAGTACAGGCTGGATGCGGTAAACGGCTACATCTTCAAAGCACGCGGACGTTCGGATATTGATTACGACTCGCTGATTGTCGCCAGCGCCACGAAGCACCGCCGCCAGACGAAAGAGATTGAGCAGCGTTCTGTATGCGTTATGGCAAGGGAACTGATGGACAAATGTATGCGGGGAAGAATGGAAAACACCCCGCTCATGTGAACGGGGTGTCTGATTTGCTTACTTCTGGCCGCTGCGGTGCAACCTGCGGGCTTTGGTTAACGACGACGGAACCTGTTTAGGCGGATTATCCAGCCTTTCGGTTGAGTTCGTTTCCTCGTCCCGTGTAATAACAGGGAGTTCGCTGGCTTCTGGCACAGGCTCAGCGGGTTGTTCAGCCGCTGGTGGCACTTCCTGTACAGAAGAAACCCGCGTCACAGGGGCTGGTTCAGCTGGTGGCGTTACCGGTTCAGCTGCTGCTGCAGGCGCTGGCACAGGGGCCGCTGCAGGAACCACAACAGGAACATCTTCACCCGTAACGGCGCTGATTAACGTCAGCAGTCGCTGCAGACGCTCCTGTTTAGACATTTTCAGGAACTTCTGGCCTAAGTTCGCCTCCAGCATGGCGATCATCGGTGCAAGCCCCATCAATTCAGCAGCGTGACCTGAACGCACAACCGAATGCAGACACGCGCGCCGGGTAGCATTTGACGGCAGCTTGTCATATTCCTTCTGGAAGTGGCTATTAAGAATGCCGCTTTCTTCCAGGCTCGCAATTCGCAGTATTTTTCCCATATTTACGCCTTATCGCCAGTCCTGCTGCGAATATCACTCACGGTGGCGGCTTCGCTGATTTCGTCGCGGATTTCTTCTTCTGCAGCCGTCAGCGCCATATGAACACCGCGCACGATAGCCATTTCCGGGTTATCAGGCACAACCACCACATCATGCCAGTCAGCGGTGTGATCTGTCAGGCCAGGCAGTTTACCGGCGATATAGTTAGCACCGCCGCCCACAACCAGCACAACGTCAATGTCGTGGGTATTACGGTGCAGCGCACGAACATCTTTCATGATGGTTTCAGCGAGTTCAGCTGCGGCCTGATCGATAACGGGCAGAACATTGATGCGCTTATCTTTCGCTCTCTCCAGGCGGGAACCGATATAGCCCTGACGGATGATTGCATCAACGCTGTCCAGGCTCAGGTCTGAGGCGTTAAACGACTTATCCAGCGTCTTTTCAAACTCAATCAGCAGGGTGTGAACACGCTTAATCATCGTCTGCACGCCGTGCTCAAAGCCACTTCTGCGGATCGGCATCAGGTCAGAGTCAACCAGGGCGATATCACAGGTGAAGCGGCCTAAATCAATTACCAGCGTCTTTTCTGCGTCTGCCAGCTCTGGCAGATCAGCCTGCGCGGTAAGAATGGCAGGGACAGCCTCTGGATAGATTTCTACGTGAATGATGTTTGCAGCTTTGATGCTGTCATTAATGTTCTCAACACGCGTTTTCAGGCTGTCAGCTTTCTGTTTGATGCGCGCTTCATTGATGTTGCCTGCAGCGCTGTAGAACTGACTTACCGGGAGCGTTTCACCGAGGATAATGTCACGGCCACCGAGACCAGCACGAACCAGCGCATCATTAACCAGCACGCGGTGAGCAGCGGAGACCTGGTAATCAGGGTCACAGGTGTCATACAGGTCATAGCCTGCATTCATGACGGTGTACGTGCGCTCTTTACCCTGCGCATCTGTTGTATGCCATGAAGATTGTGACTCAGTAGCGAGCGTCTGCTGGTGGCCTTCATGCACAAGCGCTGGGGTCACAGAGGTTTTAATCTTGCCGGTTGCTTCGTCAAGGAACGACAGAGCAATGTTACCGGAGCCTGCATCCACTGCTACTAAAACTGCTTTGTTCTTAGTCATTTATTTGTCCAATGGTTAATTTCATATTGAAAGTCCGGGTCTGAATTTATCACACAGAGCACACTTGTACACTTAAAAAAGCGCGCTTGTGCTCGAAAAAAGGCACAACTAAAACTGTTTGCTGACTAAGTGATCATTATTGTGATCACTGCAAATTACAGACTCCTTACCATCCTGGTTTATTGGCCTCATTTGAACGATAAACCATGTCCAAAGTTAACTGGGATGAACACAGAAGGGCTTTCATTGAGCAGAAGGCTGAGAGCGGGATAACCGTCAAAGAGTACTGCGAGTACTATGACCTGCCATTCAACACGGCCCGCCGGGAGCTGAACGGTAAAGCGCTGGCCGCGATGGGTGATCAAAGTGGTGATCACAATCATGATCATTCGGGTGATCACGCTTCTGATCATCAAAATGATCACACCAGAAAAGACGACCTGACCATACGCCGGAATGGGCGCAAACTCAGGCACAGCGCGGCTTTAGAGGGGGTGCTGGAACCACGCGCTGACGCAACGCCGCAGCCTGGCGGGAAGAAAAAGCCCAATGCTTCACATGCCAAAAAGATCATAAATGACGGTGATCAAAGTGACGGGCGCCCGAAGCACACCGCAAAGCCACGCGGCGAGGGTAAACCCTTTGAGGAAGGCCATGAAACTAAGCTGGTCGCCAACCGGCGTGCCTACCCGCGGCCACAGGATTATGAAGCGGCGTTAGAGGTGCTGGGCGAGGGGCTGGAAGCCAGCGCCATGACGGCGCTGTTTGACTCTCTGGCGCACATGGACATGCTCAAGCGCACCACGGCGCGTGCGGTAGAGCTGTTTGAGCTTGAGGCCGACAACATGGCCAGCGGCAAAAAGAAGGGGGAGGAGGACGACGGCGGCGGACCACACCCTATCCTGAAAATGACCAAGCTGATGATTGAAGTCGGCTATCTGGTTAATGACCACGCCTCACGGGTAGCGGCGATCGCCGGCAGTACCGATAAGAACCGGCGCGACAATGAGAAGCATGCGCTGACGCATAACGCCGGCGAGGTTATCAGCCGCGCATACCAGCTGCGAGAGGCGGAGGACTGGGATCTGCTGCAGACGGCCGAGTACATCGAGCGCCACGGCATCAAACTGCCTGAGTCTCTGTCCAGACGTCTCGAAAACGAGCTCAAGAACGCTGAACCGCCGGTAGATGAAAGCGGCCAGGTCAGCGAGGCGGAGCTGGAACTGGAGGCGCAGGAGTATCGCCGGCAGCAGGCCGCGTCCGCTGCCTTTGTTGAGACACGTCGCGCTGAAGTTGCCGCGCTGGTGGACAAAGGCGGGTTTGGTGACGTCCAGGCAGACGGAGAGCTGCGCGCCGGCGAAACCGCAGGCGAGGCCAATCTGAGCGGCAATTTTGACTATGCGGCTACTGCTGACCTGTACGACGACGATATCCCGCCGGAGATATCCGTTATGTCCGACGATGAATCCGTTATGACCGATGCGCTATCCGTTATGAAAGACAAGGATGGCGCAGAATGAGCGGCAAAAAACGCATCAGGAGCGTCACCACCGACCCGCGCTGGCGCGACATGGTGATCCGCTATCGCTATGACTGGGCGACGGCAGTAGTCGAGCTATTTGGCCTTATCCCCACCTGGCAGCAGGAAGAGATACTTAACTCCGTACAGGAGACCGGAAGCCAGACTACGGTAACGTCCGGCCACGGTACCGGCAAATCATCCCTGACGGCTATGATGCTGCTGATTTACATGATCATGTTCCCGGATGCGCGCGTAATCATCGTGGCCAACAAAATCGGGCAGGTTAAAACGGGCGTATTCAAATACGTCAAAACTTACTGGGCTAACGCCGCTAAACGTCACCCCTGGCTGCAGAACTACTTCACCCTGACGGACACCATGTTTTATGAGAAGTCGCGTAAGGGGATATGGGAAGTGCTCTGTAAGGGCTTCCGCCTGGGTAATGAAGAAGCGCTGGCCGGCGAGCACGCCGCGCATATCCTGCTGATCCTCGATGAAGCGTCAGGTATCTCTGATAAAGCGATAGCTATCATGCGTGGTGCGCTGACAGAGACCGATAACCGCATGCTGATGATGTCGCAGCCCACGCGGCCAAGCGGCTATTTCTATGACTCGCACCACTCATTAGCCCGTAACCCCGATAACCCGGACGGGATCTGGAATGCCATTGTCCTCAATTCTGAAGAGGCGCCGCACGTTACCCTGAAGTTCATCAGGGAAAAGCTGCTGGAGTACGGCGGGCGTGACTCTCTGGAGTACATGGTGAAGGTGCTGGGGCGCTTCCCGCGCAACATCAGCGGCTATCTGCTGGGGCGTGACGAGTGCGATCGCGCCGCACGGCGCAAAGTATACCTGGAGAAAGGCTGGGGCTGGGTGGCTACCGCTGACGTCGGTAATGGGCGCGATAAGTCGATACTCAATATCTGTAGGGTGTCCGGGCATGGTGATGCGCGGCGCGTGGTGTCGTTTAAGCTGGTGGAAATGCCTGGCACGATGGACCCGATATCTTTCGGTGACTTCATCGCTAACGAGTGTACGCAGGAGCGCTATCCGGGGATCACGATTGCCGTCGATGGTGACGGCGTGGGCTCTGCCACGCTGAAGCAGCTGGAGCGCCGGGGCGTGAATGCGGTCAATATCCGCTGGGGGCAACCGCCGTTCAGTAAGAAGGTGCGCGAGCGCTTCAAGAACCAGCGCGCCTGGGCGAACATCATGGCCGCTGATGCTGTCCGCTCCGGCAGGATGCGTATAGACGCCTCTCAGCACACGGCGGAGCAGGGATCAAAGATACCGTATTACATGGATGAAATGGGGCGGATCATGATGGTGCCGAAGCCTCAGATGCGACAGAAACTCAACATCAAGTCGCCTGACCGCTGGGACACGTACTGCTTTATCTTCCTGATTAGTTACCGTCCGGCAGAGGCAGAGATTGACGAAGGCATGGCAGATTTTGCGGAGAGCAAACTCAAAGAGCTGGAGGAGCTGGATGCGCTGCTGGCGTGACCACCAGCAGGAAACCACTATAGGGAGTAAAAGCGAGGCTGGTGGCCTCGCTAAACTATCATTCAGCAGGAAAACCATATCCAGGGTTGGGGAAGTTAAAAAAGTGCCTGATCGCATAGGTATAAGGATCGTGGCCAAACCAAAATTCCTGAACAATATCTCCACTCAAAGAACCGGTCATGTATGCCAGAACTGCCAAAGCAACCGGGATAATCGCGGCGATCGCCAGTACCTTTAAAACGTTGTTTAACAACTGGGGCTTGCTATACCAAAGCCTGTTACACGCATAACTCAGCACACAAAACCAGATCACTGCAATGACAGCCATAGCAAAGGCTTGGGCTGCGCCGTCGAAAAGATATGCGAGATAGTAGGGCGCGCCAATAGTTTTAATCAGTAAGGTCCAGGGGTAATACAAAATGGTGCCGAGCCAGCTAAAGGGGAAGCCTGATGTACGTAAAAGCCATGCTGCATTAATTGCCGGAAAGGCAAAGAACCAGTAAGCCCACAGAACAACAAACGGCTTAACCCAGATATCAATTTTCGTGTCACCTGCAACCGGTACATAGTCCTTGCTAGGAGTGTGCGTGATGCCATCAGAAAATGATGGGGCTGGAATCGGTTCAGGTGGTTCAGGAATATAATAAGGGACAGGGTTTAATCGCTCCTGTTCATGCCTGCTGGCTTCTGACTCAAGAGTAAAGCGAGTATAAGGGTCGGTAATACTTCTGTACGTGCCATCTTCATCGCGATAAGTGCTCATTTTACATCCTTTGTAAGACTATTCTGTTTGATTATTGAACGATAAATTGTACTAAGCAAGCCAATAAAAAAGGGCGCTTGTGCGCCCTTTCTGTTACCCGTTACCGCAATTATTAATTGCCCTTCTTCTCTTCTTTAGCAATCAGTTTTGCGAGAAATTCCGGCATGTTGCGGATATTTTTCCCAGTGCGGTCGGATTCATTGCCGTAGCGTTCACGGATCTGCAGCATGGTAAGCTGCGATTCATCCCCTGCGGCCAGCTTCCGGTCGAGCAGTTCAAAGTCATGCGCGTCCATCAGTTCCAGCACTTCGCGTCCGGTTTCAATTTCCTGGCTGATAGCACGCGCTTCATCAGGACCTTTTGCCCGCGCCATCTTTTCCTTCGCGCGCTTATCAAACTGATAGCGACGCTGTTTAACGGCATAGGCAACCGACGCACGCTGCGAAACCATCTTTTTACCCAGTTCCACGTCCTCAAGGGTGTAGACCTGCGCGGACGGCAGAACGGAGCACGGAATAGGCTGGATGAAGTCGTACAGTGAGCTTTTGGTGTTTGATACGCTCACGTTGAGTTTGATATTACGCCCCAGCGCGAGGTCATCACCGATGATAAGCATACCGTGCGCGCCGTAGCGGAACTTATCAACTTCCTGCTGATCTGCCGTATGACGCACGCTTACCTGAATATCGGTATAGGTACTGGTACGGGCGCGGAACACGGTAGCAACCGGTGCAGCCTCAAAGTATTTACGTTCATCTTCCAGCGTCATGATTGCACCAAAAGCGTGAGTAATCTTCTTGAGCTTGCCGATCTGCTTTTCATAGCGCATCAGGATATCTTCACGCTTATGGTTAGCGGTCGCCGTAGCGCGAAAACGGTCAATCTGAACGTATGCCGGATTGATCAGCAGTACAGGAACGGGCAGATAAAGGTTCGTGGTAATGGCGATACTGCGCTCTTTACGCTTTTCTTCTGCCAGATCGGCAAAACTCTGCCATTCAGCCAGCAGGTGTTGAGCATGCTGATACTGTGATGAATCGGTAAGAAGGCCAGCCGGACGGCACTCTTCACCCACAGCATTAGTGTCAGAAAAGAATTTGTTGTCCGTAATGAGAGTCAGCCAGTCATGTTGCACCTGCAGAAATTGTTTATAGCGCTTTTCAAATTCTAGGTCGCTGAAGTTAGGCATAATCGTTATTCCAAAAAATGTAATGAGCCAACAGTCTCTCTGGACTTAATGAGCGCGAATATAGACAGAAAAGAAAGGTATGTAAAATTGCAAATCCTTAGAATGGCAATAATAAGAATAGTCCGTAATCTTTAACTGTCGGATATATCTGCTGTACACGTCATTTAATAAGCTCGGGTTTCGTGCCGGTACTGCTACATCGGCCGCGATGTAACGCCCAAAGGTTTCAGATGATAACAGTTACCAGCCGCAATCAAAGTTGAATGCCAAATGATCATATATGAAGGCATGCAGCCGATCACGAAGAAAACGCATGCTTTTCTAAAAATTTTCGATTTAGTTTACCCTCAGACCAGACATTGCGCGATTTTGGACGGAATAGGAAACTTTAAATAATAAACATTATATAAAGTTTGATACCTTTCATGTATGCTTGATCAGTAGTTGGATGATCAAATGATCAGTTGGTGCAAATCGTGGCATTTCGTACAGATTCTGAGCTAGGCACCTGCGCATAATCGCCAGACGTCGCTACGTGAAATCTGACGAACTCCACCCCTGCTGTTTTGATAGATTTTGCGTAGCGACGTCATGCTGTTTTTGAGGGAAATATATAGATGAAACATTTAGCGGAAATAAAGAGCAGCGTTATTCCGGCGGAATTAACCACATTAACACCGCAGGACGTTGCTAATAACCTGCGCCGCTTTATTGCCGATAAAGCCGCATACTCTGAGAATACATTCCGCGATCTGCTTTCGGTGATCCGGCGCTGGGCGACGTGGTGCAATGCGCGTGGCCTGTCATATCTGCCAATCGATCCGGAGCTGGCCCGCATTTACTTTCTGTCTATGGCGGAAAGCGGGCTTGCATCGAGCACGATCGAAAAGCACTACGCCATGATGAACATGCTCTGCAAGCAGTGCGGCCTGCCGCAGCTGCTGCTGAACGTGGACGTACAGCGCGCCATGAAGCGCATCAAGCGCGAGGCCGTGGTGGGCGGCGAGCGCACCGGACAGGCCATACCGTTCCGGCTTTCGGATCTGCAGCTGCTGTCGCACCTCATGAGCCGGTCTGACAAACTCACCGATATGCGCAATCTGGCGTTCCTGTATCTGGCCTATAACACCTTGTGCCGTATGTCTGAACTGAGCCGCATCCGGGTGCGCGATCTGGATATCGACGAAAGCGGCCATGTGATTGTTAACCTGACCCACACCAAAACGATGGTGACTGCCGCTGGCGTGATAAAGCACCTGAGCAAATCTGCCGCCGGCCACCTGCTGCGCTGGCTGGACGTGTCCGGGCTGATTAACTGCCCTGACGCCGTGATATTCGGTCCCGTCCGTCACAACAACACGGCTGGCGTGTCGGAAAAGCCCATGAGCGCCCCGGCCACGGAGAAGATTTTCAAAGACGCCTGGGATCTGCTGGGGAAAGAGCCGGTAAAAGACAATAAAGGGCGCTACACAAAATGGTCCGGCCACAGCGCGCGCGTGGGCGCGGCGATGGACATGGCGGAGCGCGACGCGACCATCACGCAGATCATGCAGGAAGGCACCTGGCAGGACCCGAAAACCGTCATGCGCTACCTGCGCCGATCTGAAAGTCAGAAAGGGAAAATGTCGGGAATACTGGACGGAGAGTGATCTTTCATGTTAATTAAATTCTAAAGAAATATAATTTGTAACCATAGTGCTTTTGCCGCACAATCCTGGCTGTCACGCACCTGCGATTAACGATGGCCACACAACAGATATTGCTGCACCGCACCTTTGACATAGACGCCCACCAGCTGAGCTTTACCGCCATTATGCGCGGCGGAGTTGCGCTGGTGGAGTTTGGTGTAAGCACCCTGTCAGAAGCAGCCCCGCTGCTTACCCTCGATAAGACCTACCGCGACCGACACAGCGCCTGCTACTACGTTTCCAACATCACCGACCGCGCCGCAAATAAACTCCTGGAGTATTACAGACAGCAATTTGCCGGTTTTGTCGGGCTGGTGGACGACGCATTCAGCCAGCAGGGTAAACCCACGTTCAGCAGCCGCCAGCGGCTTTTTGCGGGGCAATAATGTCTGTTACCGGCAACGTCGTTAACTTCTTTGTCGCAGTGGCGACCGCGCACGACGTCTCTAATCCTATCGGCACCTATTCCAACGGCTCCTACGTTGACTCCTGCACCGGGCATTACTGGGGCGAGGAGATATTCAGGCACCCCAAAACCATTGCCACTCTGGCGAAGTATGGCGCGATTGAGTACGCCCGCTGTCTGGACCGGGGCGAGACAATACGTTTTGAGGATCGGCGCGAAGTGCTGAGCGAGTTTGCCCGCGGGTACAGCGACGCTGAGGACGGCTTATGTACCGAGGAAGGGGCGATTGACTCCGCCGTTCCGTATGCCTACCTGGCAGGCGCGCAGCACTGCCGCAAGCGCATAAAGCTGGGCGGCATGGCCTATCGTCTGGATCAGGGGCGCGTGTGTCATGGCGTGGTGTGTGCTGATACGGGCGAGAAGTGGACGCAGGACTAAAGAAAAAGGGAGCCATCGCTGGCTCCCTTATTCCTTTGGTTTACTCATAACCATTGGACGTGGACTTCTGAAATAAACCACTGGCGAGGATAACAGAACTTTGAAGCATATTTTACCGAAACTTAAAATTTTTCGTGCGCGCTATCCGGAGACGGCAAAGGCCGTGCTGCTGCTGCTGAAAGAGGAGCGCACCGCGACGCGCCGGCGCTTTACGCGCGCCCTTCCCGGCACCGAAACGCACGTCATCCGGGGAACGCTGCTGGACCTGTGTAAAGTCGGCCTGGCTGAGCGCTCCATTGACGGCGAATACTCACTGGCTATGCGCCCTTCTTTTGTCGTCAGCCTGACGCCTATGAGAATGGGAAAGATCGAACATGCCATTCTGATGCTGCTCAACGATCGTAAATTCATTACCGCTAACGATATGCGCAAAGAATTTGCCGTCAGTCACCCCCTGTTCCTGCAGTCAGCCAGAAAACTCATTGAGCGCGGGCTGGTGGAATACCGCGACGTTCCCGTTGAGGAAAACTCGCACCGCACCCGTCGCCACTACACCTTTAAAAACCCGGAGTAAGTCATGCCTGAAGTAAAGATTAAACGCCTCACCCCTGATGCCGTCCTGCCTTTCCGTGGCTCAAAAGGCGCTGCAGCGTGGGATATCACCGCGCTGGACGTAAAACTCAACGTTGTACAGACGCAGGGCGGCGTCCGTCAGCCGCGCGCGTGGTGGATCACTACCGGGCTGGCCGTGGAGATCCCCGAGGGCTACTGCATGAAGATTTACGCGCGTTCCGGGCTGGGTACCGCTAACTTCCTGCGCCCGTCCAACTGCGTGGCCATCATCGACAGCGACTACCGCGGCGAGATCAAGCTGCGCATGATTGCCGACGAAGGCGGTCTGGCCATCGAGCCGAAGGCGGGCATGGTCATTGCGCAGGCCGTGATTGAGAAGGTGGAGCCTGTCACCTGGACAGAAGTTGATGAACTGTCCGAAACCGACCGCGGCGACAACGGCTTTGGCTCCACCACCCCGGCGGAAACCGATCCGACGCCTGCTGCCGACAGCACGCCGGCCGACGACAGCACCGCAGCAGTTTCGCAGGAGCCAGCACCAATCGACGTGCCTGTAACGTCGCAGGATGCCCCTGCAGAGTCGTCGGATGCTGAGCCAGCTGAAGAGACCAAGACCACTACGACTACCAAGAAAACCACCAGCAAGTAAGGCCAGACCATGACCAAATATATTCTCAGCAGCAAAACGTCCATTGAGCTTAACGAGAAAGGCGAGATCAGCCCTGCCGATCTGGAAATCGCCCTGCTGGCCACGATGGGTTTTACGCCGCAAAACGTTGAAGGCGTAACCGTCTGGAGCCATGAGAATGATGATAAATCGTTCTGGCTGGCGCATGAGCAATCGCTGCCGGCGCACGACGAAGAACGCGCTGCAGCGGTGAAAGCCATCAATGAGAAAACAGGCGCCCGTCTGCTGATGCCGTCAATGGATCATAGCTTTGCGCAGCACCTCATGAGCCAGCTGCCGATGAACGTAACTGGCGAGGCATTTGTGTCGGGCTCCCTGGCGGGCCAGTGGCGCGCGGAGACCGTTTCCCGCTTTAACCCCTATGATGTGCAGAGCCACGGCCTGCTGGTAGACAGGCAGCAGCACGTCAGCTGCGCGTCGCAGTCCCTGCCGCTGGCGGTTTCCCTGCTGTTCCTGCAGGTTCTGGGCGTGGGCCAGCGTGCCTGGGTGTTGTTCCCTGCCGGCGCAGACGCGCAGGGGCAGCTGGTTTACCTGACGCCGGATAACGAAAAGAACATGCTGCAGTTCGTGCCGGAGCTCGACCGTTACCGCATGGAAGGCCTGGATAAATATGCTGTAGTGGGTATGGATCAGGATCTGGTACAGGAAGCGGTTGAAAAAGCGCAGCTGCTGCGCACTATCGCGCAGGGAAAGGCTAAAACTGACGCCCTGCAGCCCGAGCCGGAGCTGGTGGCCGCAGCGTCAGAGGCTGCGCTGGCGGCAGCGGAATAAATGCCATTAACGCCTGTCAGGCTATGTGCCAGGTGGCGTGGCGCTGGGTTTAAAAGTATTGATAAATTCTAAGGATTTGCTAATTTAACTAGGCATATTTCTTACCCGTTGCCATTAGCTCTTACTCAAAAGCCCCGTTAAGGGGCTTTTTTATTGGCTGTAACTCACTCACTACAGCTTATACACTGATTACAGTGAACGTTACCGCCTGACCGCAGGCGGTGAACTTCCGACCATAGCGTGTCACGCTCTTTTTCTGCGTCCACCAGCCGCTGTGAGAGCATCATCAGGCCGTTATGGTGCGCATACTCCGCCAGCTGCGCCTCCGCTTTATCCAGCTTCTTCTGCTGTTCGGTCCACTGCTGCGCGTGCCGGCGCGTTACCGCATCGATAAACATATCCGCTGCAGCGTCAGGATCGCCCTCAAACGTCACCGTTCCGTTATTCACTGTAAGCTGCGCCCGCGTGCCGTCGTTGCCGATTAACGTCATCACCAGCAGCATCGGGACCAGCGGATAAGACAGGCCGATGCCCTCTCTGACGGAAAGCGTTTCGCCGGCGACGACTGGTACGGGTGTGAAGGTTTCATTTTTCATGCTGGTGGCCTCAGAGTCAAAGGGGCCAGGTTAAGCGGTTTGTAATTTAAACCGTGAGCGCGGTATCGCAGTTATCTGAATTGAAAGGCTTTACTCTGTTCTCTCTCACCGCAACCGCGTATCGTGGCCGCGAGTGAGATAAAACCTCCGTTTGAATGACTTAACCCGCTCCGGCGGGTTTTTTTCTGCCTGTCATACGGGATTCACCGCTTCGGCTATACTTTATACCGACTCCTAAAATAGTGACGAACTCCTAATCAGTTGGCCCGCTCCTGCGGGTCTTTTTTTGCCTGCCATCCGGCGCCGGCGCAGCCTTCCCGGCAGTCAGTGATTTATGATTCAGTGCAGAGAATATTCTTAATTTAAGACTAATGTCTTGTCTGTACTATGCCGCTACGCTTGCAGGAGACGCTTTGCAGGCGTGTTACGAGATTTGCACCTTTTGATTCGTCTGGCCCGCCCTGCGCGGGCGGTTTTTTACGCCGATCCGCACCCGCCCAGGGTGAGCACGCGCACCGCACCGATCCACCAGCACCAGTCGCATCTGGAATCAACATCACGCCCGTTATTATCACTGCTTCCATCGCTATTTGCGCTGGAAAAACAATCACTTTCCCTTTCTGCAGCTTCGCCTATGCTGGCTGTTCGCAAGTTCCACACAGAGGGAATTGAGATGTTTATTATACCCGCATCCTACAGTGCAGAATCAGTACAGCAGTTACATGAAATTATCGACACGCTGAGCCTCAACGGCGCGCGCTGTCACGTTATTTATAACAGCACGGCACCCGGCGCCGCCGTTGTGGAGATGGACGCCACGCAGACGGACGGCAGGACGGGTCACCGGACGCTGGCGGTACTGGAACTGGAGCGCGTGAGCGGCATACATACCATGCTGCGCATAAAGTCGTTCTGGGCCAATCCGGATAGGGTGCAGTCAGGAGCGGGCTACGTGGAGCCTGCAAGCCTGGCTAAAGCGCTCTATGACGCGCTGGCGGTAAAGAAACATATCACGCTGGTAGGGCTGTAATCAGATAGCATATGCTGAGACAAAACAGCAAAAGCCTGCAGGGTGCGGGCTCTTTAAATTTCAGGAGCAATGCGTGATATCCGTTAAATCAGTGGGGCAGATCGCTATGCTGGTGGTTTTGGGTAGCCTGGCTACGGGCTGCACGGCGTTACATCCTTCTGATTGCCATAAGACAACGGCATTAGGCGGCTGTGGTTCCGGTACCTGGCATGATGACGATGAATGGGGTGCGCAGGCGCGTGCAATCAGGAACGCTATCAACGCTAATGTTACTGATCCGCAAAAGTGGAAAGGGAAATATTGCCGGGTATATCTGGAATTTAAGCAGGACGGCACTGTTACAAGCGTCAGAACCAGTGAAGGCAATCTGGCCTATTGCGAGGCTTTAAAATCAGCGGTTCGCAATGCCACTTTCCCCGCTTTCAGCAACCCGGCGGTATATCATGATTTTGAAAAGTCCCGTTTTGAGATGAAAGGATAGTTCGTCGTAGGTGGGATCGTAAGGCAGTAAAAAGCCCGCTCGATACGGGCTTAATTATCAACTTAGTTGTGATTAATAGTTGCAAGGAATTTCACCTCCAGTGTAAGGAAAGCTATATCTTACATTAACGACTCTTGATCCAGCAGAAACAACAGTTGGGGGAGCATCTATATTGCTGCTTTTAGGGATCACTATATTACTTACTCTTGTTCCATTTGATCTAACGAAGTCCACCAGCATATCTTTCTTTGTATGATAGTTCATAATTACCCTACTACTACCGGAGTCACTGCCCTCAATTACCGCTGCCTGAGAAGCGTTAGTAATGTCTGATGGAGTATAGTTACCGAACGAGAACCAGAGCACTTCAAAACCGGTAGATACTCCATCATCGCTAACAGTACAGCCTACATATGTTTTTGTGTTTGGTGCCTCCAACGTCGGCTTCCCATTTAGAATGTAACTTGACACTTTAGAATTACGTCCATATGTTCTTTCACATATAACATAAGAGAGCGAGACGTTTGGTGTCGATGAATTTTCAATATAAATTTTTCTACCACTTTTATTACATGAATCACCGCGAATGAAAGGATCGCTTTTATACTGTCCAGTGGCAGGGTGCGGCCGAGTTAGCACCGGATCAGCAGATAATCCAAAAGAAATTAATAGACCCAAGTAAATTAATTTTTTCATGATTCCCTCAACAGTTAAGAAAATGAATTGGCGGGCATGAAAGTCATAAGCATTAATCCCACCAAGTGATTTTAATTAACAAAGAGTAAAATGATTGTCACCTGTATCGCAATTTTGAGATGAAATATAATTTGTGGCGGAGGTGAGGAAACTATTCGGAATTACAGAATCCCAGGCAGTAAAAAGCCCGCTTTAGGCGGGCTGATAAATTTAGTGATTGTGTGCCGCTGCCGCTTCCAGGGCGCTGACCTTCCTCATGAATGAATCGGCCTCTGACATATCCACGATCACCTCTCCGCAGGCCAGGCAATGACTCCCTTTTACATCCTCTACAATATCATCCGGGTTGCCCGTATTCAGCTGGACGTCGCGCGTGTCGTAAACAAAAGCCTCTGCACCGCATGTCGGACATTTCATCGCTTACTCCTTTGTTGAGCCTGTCTACTAAGTATAGCTGACAGGCCTGAAGCCATGCGGCAGAAGGGTTGCGGGGTTATGCGGCGTCGCTTGCAGTGCGAAGCGCTTTCTCTCTGCGCCGGCGCACTATCTTCTGGCCAATTGGCTCAATGTAGCGGTAGCTGAGCCAGCCCATCAGCAGTGCCAGCAGGACGTTGCACACGAAGAACGTCATACCCTGGTCCGTGAAGGATTTTGATAACCGATCTTTGGTCACGATATGGATCAGGTATACGGAGAAAGAGATATCCCCCAGGAATACCAGCCAGCGCGGCGTGATGCGTCCTAACCAGCTGTCATTGAACGCCACAGCGGCCAGCAGCAGCGCCAGCACGGTACCGGACGCCATCAGACCATGCCCGATATGCTGGTGGCTGATAATGTGCTGCACAAACAGGGCAACCGCTGCCAGCAGGAACGGCACCCGCGTTGCCACCGGCAGGCGCGACATATGCGGATAGACGAGGCCAATCAGCACGCCCGCGGCAAACTGCCAGATAATCGGATTGGTCATCAGGTTCAGGTAGGCGTAACCCATATCGTAGCCATGCACCAGCAGCGTCGGCTGGTGGCCTGCTGCCATTGGTGCCGCCACCAGCGCCGCGCCCAGCATTGCGGCCAGCGCCACCCAGCGTGCGCGCACCAGCAGGCATACGGCCATCATCAGATAAAACAGAAACTCATAGTTGAGCGTCCAGCGCACGTTCATAAACCCGCCGTCGTCCACGTAAAACGGCGCGTGCTGCGGCAGGTAGACGGAGAGCGTCGCCGCGCTAATCAGTGCCTGCGTCTTATCCGCATAGTGAAACGTCGCCATAGCCCCGCTTAACAGGAAGTTGATCAGCAGCAGAATGAAATAGGCTGGCAGCAGGCGCAGCGCACGGCGTTTCAGGAAGTCACCCGCTGCTGCGAACCCTGTACCCATGCGCGACACAGAGAGCGTGATAACAAAGCCACTGAGGATGAAAAACAGATCCACACCAATAGCGCCGGTTGAAAGCACTTTGGTTAACGCCGGGTAGTGCGCTTTGATCTGATAGCGAAAATGAAAAGTTACAACGGCAAGGCAGGCAAGCCCGCGCAGCGCCTGAATAGATTTGAGCTGTTGTGTCATGAGTCCGTATGAGGATTGTCTGATAAACGTAAAGGTGGCCGCATTCTAGGGATGCGATACACCAAGAGCAACCATAGAAAAGGCGCACTAAGCGCCTGATTTAATTGATATGGGTAACTATATCAAAGCTAATTTAATGCTCTGTATTAGCTACCACGTAAAAATGTGTCGCCGCATTTGCTGCAATACCACTGCCTTTCGTAATCTTCCCGCGCCCTGCGCCGGTTGTGCCGGTTCAGGTGAGCCACCAGCGCTGTAAACAACAACGAAAGAATAAAGCCCATGATTAACGAGATCATAAGCGTGGTTGCCGGTATGTAGAGAGCCAGCCAGGTAAACAGGAAGAATGAACCGATAAAAGCCATGCCTTCCAATCCTCCCCCGGTTGGTGCGTTCCGCGATGCGGCTACTGACTGGCGCGTTGATTTACCCTGCCGCCTGCTGCCGCCCAATCCCCGATTTGAGATCCAGCCCGTGTGGCTCACGCTGCGCGTCTTTGAGGTTCCCTGCTCATAAACCGCCCTGCTCTTTTTGACGCTCCCTGATCCGCAGTGCGGGCATTTAATCCTGATTTCCATTTTTACCATTCTGTATTGCTGTTATTGAAACACTGACACCAGCCTGGTAGCTGGTGGTCAGTAAAAAGGTGTTAACGCCACTTTGGCAGGCCAAGCTGGTCAAATTCCACGTACAGCGGTAGGTCTGTTGTATGCCGATGCCCCACCAGCGACTCCCGGCGCACCGGAATTTCGTCATACTCCACGGCGGTTTTATAGAAGTGTGCCGCCTCTTTCGGATCTTCAAAGCACCAGCGGTACACGTAAGCGTCAGTGGGCGTGATCCCCATGCAGACGCTGAGCGTGTACAGCAGCTGAAGCAGCCCGCACCAGCTGCCGTCCGCTAACTGGCGGGCGTGGATGATGTTGCATTTGGTGATAAGAAAGTCGCGCACTTCGCTTTCCGGCCAGCCCTCAAACGAGCCCCAGCCGTATTGCCTTAAACGGTCGTCCATCAGCGCGCGAACGCCGGATTGGTGCTGGTGGCCAGCGCGGGCTTTTGGGACGGTTCACGCATGACATACACGGGAAACTCAATGCTCGCTGCCTTATCGTGAAAGAGCGGCACTGTGCATGCTTCTGCGCCACCAGCAGCGGCAATCTCCACGTTTCCTACTGGTTGCCCGTAGATATCGTTAAAACGCTCTGCGAGCGCCTGAGCGACGCTGTAATACGCCGGGTCAAAATCGGTACTGCCGTCAGGTTGCGGCTCCATCTTGAAGCCGTGCGCCAGAAACAGCGCCCTGATTTCCTGTTTGATCACTGGTGTTCTAATCCTTGCCCGCAAAAAATGCGGGCTTTTTGTCAGTGTGTCAGCGGGTAATTTATGCCAAAACGAAGTGCTAATTTTTCCAGTCGTTTATCTGCCGTCCATAGCCGTGCGCCTGGCGTAATCAAAGTCGAAGCAAGCAAAGTGAAGTCCACTAATCCACAACCCAGCCCGTAAAGCTTTTCATCTTCGATAAATTGCATTACCTCAGCGATGCTTGCCTGCGAACTTTGCGACAATAATGCAAGGCTTGAAAGTGTGACCTGCCGTGGCGCTGGCGGTGTTCCGCAGGCTATTTCAGCCAGTATCATCGGGTGCATCAGTACCAAATCGGTATTTAACAAACGTTGCAGTTCGGCTTCTGGATTTTTGAAGTGATTTACCCAAACAGAAGTATCAACCAGGATAGCCATTACTCAGCTGGCTCCTGGTGGCGTCGGGAAATGTATTCCATATTTGGTGCCGCACCACCAAGTGAGGCCAGTCTTTTAGCGGCCTGAACCCGCACAAAGGTTTTCATGGCTTCACGGAAAATATCAGCTTTCTCCATATCTGGATCAGCCATCTCCAGTGCCTGCGCGTACAGCCCATCGTCAATAGTTACAGTAGTTCTCATGATGATCTCCATTATTGATTCCCTCATTGATGCAATTATACATCATTAAATGCATCAGAAAACAACTTCTTTAGCTTTAAGTGCTACAACCGGTCAATAAGAAGGCGATTCTTCAAACTGCTAACGCCAATCTGTTGACGGCGGTCAACAGTGTTAATAGCATTGTTGCACTTGCCAACATGTGTTGATGAAGAGGTCTTATGGCGATATATAACTTTGCTTTAACGCTCTCTGGAGTGACATATGACACACCAGGATTAGAGGATGCGCTTTTTAATAACGGCTGCAGCGATGCGATTATCTGCGCCTATGGCAAATCGGTTTATCTGGAGTTTGACCGCGAAGCAGAATCCCTCCATGAAGCCATTATGTCAGCGGTTGAAAACGTTGAATCAGCCGGAATCGGCGCTGTAGTGGCGTCTGTCGATTCGGCGCTGGTGGGACTGAGCGACATTGCAGAGAATACCGAAATGTCACGCCAGGCAATCGCCATGCTCAAAGACGGCACGCGCGGCAACGGCAATTTCCCCTGCCCTGTCCAGCGCATAAAAGGCCCGTCTCCCCTTTGGGACTGGTCAGAAGTAGCCGCCTGGCTGGAAGAAAGCGGACGTGTGAAAGCAGGAAGCGATCTGGCTAAAAACGCACGCACACTCAGCAAATGGAACCTGATACTGAGAACCGCAGCCTCAAAGGATTTTGAGGAAGTGGAATCTATGGCACATATGCTGATAGAACGCCGTCTCGCTGCTAACTCCTGAAATTACTTTCTTGTTATTGATCGCACATTAATCAAGAATGCATAATTTATACTGACACGCTATGCCTGTTAACAGTTGTCGCGCTTCGTATAATGCCTCTACTAATGACGAATTTAGCTTGGCACAGTCAGTGTATAGCTTGTTCAAAAGGTGCAACTATCGGAAAATTAATCATGAAAGATATTAATGGTAACGGGAAAGCCGTTTTATAATTGCAAAAAACATAAAGGATATATATATGAACAAAAATCTATTGCAGCTTTGCTATGAGGGAGATTGCGGAGAAAGTTATATTCGAAGCATGAACGATCAAGAAGGGCTTTTAGTCTCGTTGTCGGACGTACTTAGAACGCTCGCTGCTGAAAATAGAAAAATAGAGGGAAAAAGCACAGCCAATATGGCTACAGTGCTTCAAGCCATGATTAAAACGCTCGATTCCGATGAGCTTAAAAATATCCCTTTAATTACCGATGGAAATAAAACCTCTGAAGTTTTTCTCACAGAGCCCGGTCTTTATCGCGTTCTTGCACAAGATACTACACCTGCTGGTAAGAAGTTTCAACGCTGGCTTTTCCATAGCGTTTTACCCGCAATCCGTGAATTTGGTATTTATCCACCACCTATTCGAAAAGAGCGCTCAGAACTAAGTGCTTTCGCAAACTCTTTACAACAAACAGTTCAAGCTCTAGTTATGGAAATTGAGAAGCGCGAAGCATTGGAAAGTAGGGTTGATGAAGTTGAAGTAAAGGTTAATTCTTTATCAAGCCTACGTGACCTGTCCAATTTTCGCAATGTAGCAGATCGCCTGATAGATCTAAACCTCCAACACCTCTCAGAATATGAAATTTGGTTATGGTGCGAAAAATTACGCAGTGAACGTGGTTCAGAAAAAGTTCTATGCCCATCGGGCTCACCTACTAAAAGCCTATACTCTCTAGCTATTGTAGATGAAGCAATATCATCTTACCAAAAAGTTCTTTCAGCTAGGCAGAGAAGCTAAGTGTATATGTGCCAATGTATAATTAGAGGTTTTAATGTTTCTTTATTAAAAAACAAGCTATTGTTTTTATAGGATAATTGTCTACTCTAAATCAGAGTAGACAATGTTAAAATAGATAGCAAAATTTCTTAAGCACGAGCTACACCATAGAAATGCTTTTGATTTTGAGCATAATCATTGATGAAAAATTAACTGGAGCGCCGATGGGAAACTTAGTAAGCGAATGGTCACCAAATCTAATAGTCGAACTTATAAAAAATGTCGCTTGGCCAGTCGTTGTTCTTTTCATCGGACTTAGTTTTCGAATTAAAATTTCCGATACACTTCGTTCGTTCTTTAAGAAAAACACAGTCTCAGAGATATCGGCAACGATAACTGGCTTGTCAGCAAAGTTTATTGAGGCACAGCAGTCGGCAGAAGCATTAGAAATGCCCAACGTCGCCTCTGCGGACTTATCGGAAAATTTAAGCGCTGAAACTATAAAAGCAAGGCATGATAAATTCAAAACTGAATTCAGTGAAGATTTATATCAATCAATATTAAAACATGCACTTTCATTAAATATCGATGATCAGGAAAAGATTGACATTTTATCACGTGAATTATCACTGTACCAAAGCACTATAAAGTATATTGAGGTGAACAAAGTTTTGTTCCGCTCACAATATGATTTATTTATTAAAATAACAATCGCGGGTGGGCATATAAGCAAAGAGGATATAACATCACACTTCGAGAAAATAAAAAATGAAAACATCGAAGTTTTTGCTGGTTGGGATTGGATAAAATATATTTCCTATCCAGTTAGCAACGGGATAATTCAGGGAGAAAATAATTCTTTCAAACTCACTTCAATCGGAAGATCATATATGACATTCATGTCAAAAAACCCACAGCTTGTTGAGGAATTATCTAATCTTTAATATTATTAAAATTACACTTATAGTTTACTGTAAATGCTGATTATTATCTCAATACCATCATTTATTCACTTAAGTCTAACAACAGGCAGCTCTTCCCATCGCGTGAGGTAGCGTGGTGAAAGCATTTCCCGCTTCATCTGGTAGGCCGGATTCACGCCCTGACCTGCCAGAAAAAGCGTGCCACGCTGGTAGCTGTTCAGTTTGTCCATAACAGCCATCAGCTTATCGCTGCCAGGGCGCGGCGACGCTTCATCAAACAGGTTAAGCTGCTGCTCAGAGCCGCAGAACTCCCCCAGCATCACGCCTGCCTTGGCATACTGGTAGCCATCGCGCCAGATAGCCCGCAGGCCGCGAACGGCGGCATCAATCAGATCGCGCGTGTCCTGTGTGGCCGTGGTAAACGAATGGCTGGCGCCGCGCGAGTAATACGGGTAGTTCGGATCGTGTTTACTGGTCTGGATGAATACCGTGATATTCCGGCAGTACTGCTTTTCACGCCGCAGCTTTTCGCCGGCGCTGGTGGCAAAGAAGCAAACAGCGTTGCTCACTTCGTCCAGGCTGGTGAGACGTTTGCCAAAGGACCGGCTCACCACGATTTGCTGTTTCGTGGGCGGGTTCTCCTCGAGCTCAAAGCAGCGTTCGCCGCGCAGCTCTCTTACCGTGCGCTCCAGCATCACATTAAACGTTTTGCGGATCGTGGTTGTGTCAGCGCGGGCAAGGTCGAGCATCGTCTTGATGTTCATCATGCGCAGCCTGGCGGCTATCCGGCTCCCTACTCCCCACGTTTCGGACACGTCCAGCAGCGACAGCAGCTTGTCACGCCGCGCCGGGTCGGTCAGCACCACCACGCCGCCTGTTTTCGGCCAGGTCTTTGCTGCGTGCGTGGCAACCTTACAGAGCGTCTTGGTTTCCGCTATCCCTACGCCACACTTCATCGTGGTGTGCTGGATGACGGTCCGGCGGATCTCCTCTCCAAACGCCTGATAGTCCAACAGCTTTGACATGCCATCCAGAGAGCCAAATACCTCGTCGATTGAGTATGCTTCCAGGTTAGGAACATGCTCACCCACAATGGAATGAAAGCGCTTACTGAATGCGTCGTACAGCGTGTAGTTGCTGCTGAATACCACCACGCCATAGCGCCGGATTGTGTCGCGGATTTTAAACAGCGGATCGCCCCGCTTCAGTCCTGCGTTTTTCGCCTCTTTGTTTAGCGCGGCTATGCACCCGTCATTGTTCGTCGCCACCACCACCGGGCGCCCGTACAGGTCCGGTCTGAATGCCAGCTCGGCGGACACGTAGAACGCGTTAACGTCACTGTGAAGAAACATTGTCAGTACTGTGGATCACGTAAGTGACCACGCCCCATATTTCCAGTGACTCCGGCTTAATCGGGATCGGCTTATAGCGCGGGTTCATCGCCAGCAGCATCGGCTCCGGCTTCAGCTGCAGCTTTTTTACCGTAAATTCCCCGTCCACTGAGGCAATCACAATCTGTCCGTCTGCTGCCGTGCGCGACTTGTCCACCACCAGCAAATCGCCGTCAAAAATACCGGCATCAATCATCGACTCGCCCTGGCAGCGAACAAAATAGGTCGCCGTTTTAGCCCGCACGCAGTACTCATTCAAATCCAGCGGCGTATCTTCGTAGCCTATTGCCGGCGACGGAAAACCTGCTGCCACCTTCTCAAGAAACTGTAAATACGCCTGTCGTGGCGCGGTGTATGCCGGTTTGGCTATCAGTTCTAATCGCATCATATCCACCTCCTTTTGCCTGTATAAAAATACAGTATAAGATTACGCGCACGGAATTGACCAGTGGGCGATTTCAGGTAGAATTAAACAAAGTCTAAAAAATAAAGAATTTCCTCATGATTAATTTGGGTTTAAAGAAGATTGAGCTGGATAAATGGCGCGGGTACTGGAGAGCAAAAGGATTCCGTGATTCACGCGTGAAAGAGCAGCCATTGCGCATAGATCGTGGTGATTATCACATCGCATTTGAGAAAAAGCAGTGGGTGTCATATGACGACAGAGGGAACAAACTAAAATCTAACGAAATGCTTTACCCTCTTCTGAAAACAATTTCCTGAACCCAAAAAAAGCCGCACATAGCGGCTCATTTTATGCTGGTGGCCGGATCTAAATGCCCCCTAATTTACCTGTCAGCCAGCGCTTTACAGGTGCCTGCGTGACGTTTCAGCAGATACTCCATATCCTTTTCCAGCAGCCACCACCAGCGATGTAAGATTTGCCCTCATGTGGCTGGTTTCATGGCAAACGTTAGTCTATTCATGGTAGCCCACTCAGTTAGCAGGCAAATGTTCGTCTATTCATGGTAAACAAGCTCAATCTGTACATATTGCGAACATATTTGGTGGCTGCGCGCCCCTCTACCCTGAAACCAGCAACATTCACCATGAATAGACTAACGATGTTTGCAAACATGACAGCCACCAGCGGCAGGGCCGATTGTGGGAAGTGTAGAAATTGCCCTCACACCTAAACGGCCAATCGCTGCCGTGTTGCTGGTTTCATGGCAGGCGTCAGCCGTTGCCATGAATAGACTAACAGTGTTTATAAACATGATGGGATCGGGTGCCAGGCTGAAAAGTGTTTATAAACATGCTGGCGTGAGTGACAGCCGACCTACACCGGGGCGATGTACCGTGCATGATCAGCGTCCATCATGTTTGCAAACACGCTCGGCATGTTTATATACATTTTCCGTCAGATAGCTGGTGGCTACCATGCTTGCAAACATCGTTAGTCTATTCATGGTAGAAGTTAGTCTATTCATGGCAACTGTTTCTGTTCATGGCAAACCAGACAATCAGTATACAAAGCACTCAATTTCAGGAACTGATGCCGATTTATCCATGAATAGACTAACGATATGTATGTGTTAGCCAGCTTTTACCATGAATAGACTAACGTTTTCGTGATTACTACCAGTAGCACTGGAGGGCTCACGGCTTGGAAGATTTGAATTTGTTAGTCTGTGCATGGTAAAGCGGCTATTTTTGAACCAGCTATTAGTCTATTCATGGTGACGTTAGTCTAAACCGCCGGTTATTTGTACATTGCGAGCAAATAACACTCATTACCATGAATAGACTAACGTTGCTGTGAGCTACACCGCAGTTGCCATGAACAGACTAACGCTCAATTCAATTGAGGTTTTAAGCCAGGTTTGCGCGAGTGAATCAGGAAAAATACCGTCCCGTTTTTTTTTACTTCGCTGTATGTCAAATACCCAATCTTCTCCAGCTCTTTCATAGCGTTTCGTACTGCAAGGTT